TGAAAATTTTTAAATTTGATTTTTTCCTTTGGATTTGATTTGAGTAATTTAAAAGTAATAGATGTTTTAACAGTATCATTTACTACAAAAGTAACATCCCAATTTTCTAAATTATTATTGATCCCATCTCCAGCAATTTGCTTGTATCCGTGTCCTAGTTTAATTTCCCTAACTCTGGGTTTATGGCTTCTTGAACTTTCTGTTGTTGGTTTATAAATAAATGTTTCAGTCATTTAAAAACTCCCTTATCCTTTGAAATTGGACATCTTTGGAATTATTCCATCCATGGTCATCTATAACCAGAATATCAATACCCTTTATTTTACATTGTTCTAGTTTGATTTGATCTTTCCTCTTGGCATCCATTAGTGAATGCCAATATAAACCATTATATTCTATAGCTTTATTTAGTGATGGAATCCAAACATCAAGTTCAAGGTATTTACCAGTAAGTTCATTGTAAATTTGAGTTCTATCATTCCTAACTATTTGGATATCAAGAGATTCAACATAGTTCTGGATTTCCCTTTCAGCTTTAGATGATTGACTATTTGAATTACAAATAGGACATCTTCTACCCATTTGAAAAGCATTAAATGGTGCTTCATACTGATGACCTTTATCACATTGAATAGATAGTTTAGTTTTAACATTAATATAAGTATCCGATAATAAAGTATAACCTTCTTTTTTAATATATTCTTTTATATATTCATATGTATGTTTTTGTTTACCGGAGCATATAATACATCTTTGTCCAGCTTTAAATGTATAAAATGGTGCTTTATATTGATGTCCTTTATCACATTCCAGTAACAACTTGGTTCTACTATTAATATAACTATCTGATAGTAGTTTATAACCTTCTTTTTCAATAAAGTCTTTTACAAATTCATATGTTAATTTTGCCATAGGAGACCCCCATATCTTTTTTCATTAGCTATAACCTCTTTAATCTTACTGGTTATAATACTTGCTGTTTGGTTAGCAAGATTTTTATTATCACCATTATTACCACCAGACATATTTATATTATTAACTATATTTAAAGTAGCACCTCCACCAGAGCCACCTTGGAGTTTAACAGGTATATTATTACCATCCGGAAGTGGTACAATTGCTTCATTATATCTACCTTCCCCAACTAAACCAAGCGTTGGTGTGGATATTTTAGATGAACCACTAGCAAATGCTTTAAAACCACCAGGAAGATTCTTACTTCCTTTAGCAAATTGTATCAATCCAAAAGGATCAAAATCCCCACCAAATATACTTCCAATACCATCAGCTATACCTATTCCAGAAGAACCACCCATTATACTCTTTAATCCATTAAGAATTGTTTGTTGGGCTATCATTTTTGCTATCTCTTTTAGAAATGAGGCAGCAAATGATCTAAAAGCCTCTCCTGCCTTCATAGTTCCATCAATCCATTTGTTAAGACTATCAACAAGATGGTCAGCTATAGCCTCTGAACCTTTTATAGCCATAGATGTTAGCATTTCCTCAGTGGTTTTAACACTCTTAGCCCATCGTACAATTTCACTTTCAGGAGTTTTTTGATTTTTACGTTCTTGATCCTTCTCATAATTCTTAAGTATTTCCTCTGCTTCTCTAGTTTTAGCAGTGGCATCCATCTCATCATAGAATTTACTCATAGATTTATCATAGTTTTTACTCATAGCATCATTAACTTCGAGCAATCTAAGTTTTAAATCATATAATTTCTGTAATTCTGGCGTTATCCTACCTATTGCTTTTGCTTCCTCATCAAACCATGTCTTTAGTTCTAATTTACCATATTCAACTGCTGATAGTGTTAATTTATTATACTCATCAGCTACTTTTGCTATAGTTTCTCTTGATAAATCTAATGCCCTCTGTTGCTCTTTTGTTAACTCAATATTTTTAGCAACAACTTTATTGGTTTCATCAACTTTTGTTTTAATTTGAGATGTATCTTTTGGATCCATTATCATTGGAATCTTAACAGGTTTATCTTTAAATGAATCATCAATAACTTGTAATGTTATTTCAAGGTCTTTTTTTAGTTTATCTCTACCTTGGGTAAAATCCAATGTTGGTATATTAAAATTACTAAGGTCTCTTAATACATTCTTAGTTTGGGTTACAGATAATAGGAAATTTTGAATACTAAAATCAATATAAGCAAAGGTCTTTTGAACAGTTTTTTGTACTATTTCAAAACTATTGATCCATTCACCTAACTTCCATCCAAGAAAGGCAGCACCTATTAATCCCATAGCAACATTTAATGATAACATACTGGTTGATAGAACATTTATAGCAGCAGCCGCTTTTAATGCTGTTGCTGTGAACACAACAGCACCTGTGGTGATTGATCCTAACCAACTAACAACATTATATCCAATTAATACACCAACAGCAATAGATATACCTTTAAAATGATCTTTAACAAATATCAATACAGGTATAAGTTTCTCAAGATTCTCTTTTATTGATATACCATACTCTTTTATACCAGATTTTATTACTTCTTTATTTGCTGTTACCCACTCATTTGTACTTTTAGCAACACTTGCTAATACAGGTAGTAATTGTTCACCAATCATACCTTTTAACATATCAATATTGTTACCAAATCTACCAAATTCTGCTCTGGCACTCATTGCTGCTTCAACAGCTTCTTTTCCAAACTTATTCTTTAATACTTCAACTAATCCTGGAACTACCTCATCAGTTAAAACCTTACCCTGGCTTGACATTTTATGTAATTCTGTTACTGTTACACCAATAGCATCAGCAAAATCCTGCATACCAACACCAGCTAAATTCTCTGATATAGTTTTTAAATCCTCAAGTTCAAATTTACCTCTACCAATTGCTTGAGTAAACTGATTAAAAGCTCTACTCATAGCATCATCACTTGTACCAAGAACAGCACCTGTTTCAATTATAGATTGAAATAAATCTTGAACACCTTCACCTTCTAAACTTGTATTTTTAGCTGATGCTGTAAGGGTTTTATAATCATCAGATAATTTAAGTATATTAAAACCAAGAGTTGTAGCTAAATCAGATACAAACTTCATTTGCTTACCAGCTTCTTCTGTTGAACCTGTTATAGCTTTATATGATCTATTTAAACTATCAAATTTTAGTCCTGTATCTTTAATATTATTACCAAAAGCAACTATACCTGTTACTGATGCTAAACCAACAACAGCCTTACTTAATCCACTAAATCCACTTGTCATTTTCTGAGTGGATTTTGTTATATCACTCTCCATTTTACCAATAGAACTAGTAAATTTAGTAACAGAACCTACAGCACTATTACTATTAACATTAATATCTACATTTACTCTTTTAGCCATTATATTTTACCTTACTTTATTGAGTTTTTTTGATTTTAATGTACCTAAATATGTATTCAAATAAGTCATTATTTTTATTACATAATCCTTTTGATCTATAACACCTTCTAAATTCAACACATATTTAATAGCATCAGCATCTATACATCCCTCAGATTTTAAAATTAGTGTATGATACAAATCAATTATTGATAAAACATGACAATTTTCTTCTAATATATCTGTCTTTCCACAAGCCTTACAGTCAGGTATCTTATCATTCTCTGCCTCTAACTCAATACAAGTCTTACAATCCATTGGTTTAGTGGCTAACCAAACAGCAAGGCTTACTAGTTTTTTAGTTCAACCTCTAATTTATTCTCTGTACTATTAATGATATTGGTAACAAATATAACAATTTCATGAAAATTATCAAATATAATACCTTTATTGATATCATTACATTCTAATAACTCACCTGTCACATTATTAATAAAACCTTCCCATGCTGTAATACATTTAATAAACATAAATCTAAGTTGACTCTCAACACCTAAGTTTGAGTCATTACCTGAACTATAAATATCAAGAATCATTTTTGTATATGGAAATGGTATAATATGAAATTTGATATCTTCATCATTATCATATGTATACCATTTACCATTAGCATTATCAAAATTTAACTTTAACATAATTCCCCCTTTTAATTATTAAGACTTTGTTCTTTTATAATCACCTGAACATTTAAACTCAGCACTAAATTCAATAAATGAACCAGCTTTTGAACCAATACTAAAAGCATCTACCATAAATGTTGATGCTGAATTTGAAGTTTTATCAGCTTCATACCAATATCCACTATCAGTTTCATAGAATTTACAACCACTTAAGGCTGCTGTTTCAGTAGAAGCTGCTGCTATAATAGCATTTTGACCTGTATCATCTGTTACAAGGTGACCAGAACAATTAATTGATAAACTCTCACCTGTTTTAGTAAATGTGGAACCATCCTCTTGAAAATACTTTGATTCCTCACTATTATTAGAGTGTTTAACATCCATAGAATTGATTTTAGCTACAGTTGCAGCACCAATCATTATTTTTGAATCTTTACCTTTAGCTACTGTCATTTTATATACTCCTTATTTTATTGTTGTACCTGTATACTCATAATTTACTCTTATTGGCAACTTAAATGCCAATGTTTTATAACCACTATATTGTAATTTATCTGTTATCTCAACATCATCTGTATATGAGAAATCATTCATTATAAAATGTAGTACATCATGTGATATATTTCTTATATCTGATATCCTATCTATACCATCAGAGTAAACATATCCATAAATATCAAATGATATAAAACCCATACCCTCATTATTCTGATATACTGTATCAAAATCCTCATCAATAACATCAAATCCTATAGCTGGAAATGTTTCTACTTCTTCTGGACTAAATGCTCCAAAAAATATATTAGGATTTGTTCTATAACCATTTGAAACCTTTATATATTTCTTCATTTCTTCATGTAAACTTATAACTATATCATCTGCTATATTCATAAACTTATTCCTTATTCATTGAATCTATTATATCATTATTTATACTTTCAATCATATAATTTTCATATGTTAACACTACAGGTTCTATATATGGTTTAGCATTTAATTTAACAGACTTCTTTTTAATAAAATTATTACCTATTTTAAACATTAGCCAAGGTTTACCCTCTATTATACCACCTTTTTCTTGTATCCATGAATAAGGTTTATCACTATATATACTAATATCATTACTATCAATAGTATAATTAATACTATTCTTAAGTTCTCCTGTTCTTACCTTTGGCTTACCAGCATCTCCAAATCCTTCTTTTATTTTATCCACTAAGAATTTGGCTTGTTTAACCAATGATTTATTCAAACCTTCTTTAAACTCATCACCTAAAGCTTTAATCCTCTTTATTTGAGACTTATTTGTAATAATATTGAATTCCACTATACAACATCCTTTAATTTATATAAGTTTAAAACTGATTTACTTTTTGGTAAAAAACCATCAATTATATATGATGTGGTACTGTTATTCTCACTTCTACTTGATAAATTCAATGTTTTCATATTATCAAACATCCTAATACTCTCAACTATTGCTACATTCTGAATATCACTTGGTATTGTAGTAAAACCAGCAACATACACAACTTTAATATTTAATCTACCAGTATCTAATCTTGTACCATCTTTAAAAATAATACCAAGATCATCAAATGTTCTATAATATGAGGTACTAATAAGTGTTGAACTATCCCAAACCCAATTATCATCCTCATGTATAGAAGTTATTGAAATTATTGGATAATTTTTTAGATACAATATACTTCTACCATCACCATTATAATATTCTGTATATGATGTTGATAAGAATGTTCTACTACAATACTTCTCAATACTTGTTGATATACTATCGATTATACTTTTTAGTACATCATTTTGATCAGGTGTTGTCTTTAATACCTCACCATTACCAAGTCTATATTTTAATACATCATCTAATGTTGTAAGTGCCATAATCTATACCACCTTTAAGTTTTTATTAATAACATACCTTGGATTACCACAAGCACAAGTTGATGGTTTATTAAAGTCAATCTTATATCTACTACAAGATAAACACATAAACACAGTATTACCAACCTCTATTGATTTATTAATTGGATTATCAACAGTATCATATGTATCAGTTAAATCTATATTCTCAAAAACCTTCTGTAATCTATCACCTGTAGGTATACTATCATCTTTTAAATATATATCCAACTCAACTTCAGATTTATCAAACTTTTCTTTTAACTTATTACCCATATCAATAAAACTTGATTTTATTTCAACTTCTTTATCTTTAACCATCTTATCTTCATATTTCTTTTTCATACTTCCCCCTTTTGATAAAAAAAGGGTGGTGGTCAATTTCTTACCACCACCCTCATAATTTATTTAACTATCTAACTATTTAATTAGCCTATTTTAATAACAGCAAAGGCTGAATCAAATAAAGCATCACCATCTACTCTTGTGTGGCATACAAATTGTGTAATACCCTCTTTCATCTTAATATAAGGGTTCATCTGCATTGTCATACCTTTACGGATACCAAGTGCGTAATTCTTTAAGTTACCAAAAAGAACAAAAGGTTTGGTTGTAGCAGGAGCACCTGTAATAACTTCAACTGAATTTACAGGGAAACCATAGATACCACCAGGTTGTGTTCCAGAAGGCATCATATAGATAAGTCTATCAGATTCATCTGTTAAAATTCTAACATAGTGTAGACCTAATCTATTAATGTACCATTCAGCACCTTGGATTTTATTAGATGCTAATTTGGAAATACATTCACTAAAGTGTGTATAAGATACATTAGCAATTGTTGAAGCTGATGTACCAACAGTAGAGAAAGAACCAGCATCAGTTAGAATATTACCAGTAAAAGATGTACCAGTTGAACCAAATACATTATTATCAATTGATTGTCCAATTGCCTCAGCATTCATTGAAGCAAGATAAGAGGTAATATCAAATACTGAATCCTCAAGTAAATCATTAAAAATTTCAGTATAATTACCAATTCTTTTCATATCAAGAGTTTTAAGACCAAGTGTAGGATCACTCTCACCATTAGCTGTACCAAAAGCAGCAGCATTAACACTTGTTCCAGTTGCCTCTACAGGAATCTTAAGGACATCTCTGGAGATATTAAAAATTCTACATTTTTGAAGGGCTAAGGATTCCAGTCTAGCAAGTGCCATCAATGTATTCTCATATTCATCAGGAACAAGATAAGCACCAGTATTAGCTTCTGATAAGGATGCTTTTGTAATCATATCAATAGTAAACTTAGCAATAGATTCTCTTGTAGACTCATCTTTGATTGTAAGGTCTTTACATTGTCTTTTTAAATCATATCCCTTGTAAATAAAATCAACTGTCTTTCCTTCTGGTGTATCCAATGATACAATTTTACCAGGAGAGGCAATTCTTTTAGCTTCTGCTTCTTTCAAAGCCTTATTTTCCTCAAGTAATTTTTGATAAGCAGCTTCTTTGGCTTCAATACCTGCTTGGTCTTTTTCTTCTGTAAGGATTTCTCTAAGAATCCCTTTTAATTCTTCTCTTTTATTTTCCATTTTATTTTTCCTCTATATCTTATTAAGTAAATTAAATATTTTAAAATTGTGGTTTCATATGGTTAAAAAACCTGATACCTGTAAATCCTATTTATATCAAGAAGTCAACTTTTATTTTAAATATTTTATCCATTCATCAACCCAACCTTCACTACCAATTCCATATACATCTTTTAAGTATACATTACTAACATCTTTTGATTTATTATCCAACTCAACCTTTATCTTATCTAACTCAACAAGTTTCTCATCTATCTTTTTACTTATATCATTAAATACTTCAATTTTATAGTTATTTATAATTTCATCAATATACTTTCTAACATAACCTTCAACATCAAAATCCTGTCCTTTATCAACAAATGAATCAAACCACTTATTTAACTGATCTAACTCTTTATTATCTATAATATCCAATCTAATTGCTTCATCAATAGACTTATTTGATAATAATGCTCTTGGATTAGCTGGAACTGAAACTAATGAAATCTCAAGTAATTCTTGCTCTCTTATTATTCTAACAGCACCTTTGATATTCTTTGGATACTCAATCTTTTCATAATTAGGAACAAATCCAACAGATGTGGCTGTCATAAAACCACCCTTATATAATTTATATAAAGAATCACCTATAGCACTAACTGATGCCTCAGGAAATTCAATATCAAACATCAACTTATTATCTTCTATCCATACCTTTTTAGTTCTAGCAACAGGAACTTCACTATACTTATGACCAAATAATACAACAGGATTCTTTTTATATTGCTTTAAATCCCATCCATTAATATCAACTATATCACCATCTCTATCAGGTTTATTATCACTACCAATAAACCTAAGAACTCTACCATCCTCTGTATCTTTAGCCTTCTCAGTTATATATTTTGTTATCTTCATTATTACTCCTTATTAAGAATAAGATTTAACTCATATTTTACAACATTATTTAGTAGCTTCTCATTCTTATTATATATACTCTTAATATTGTCTATATCACTATTAATTTTCTTGTCATTATATATAACAGCCTCAATACCCTTTAATATAAAACTATTAATACTCTTAATATCAACCAATCTACTATTGATATAATCATCTGATAAATCCATATCATTTGACATACTAATACTCTTAAATAATTCAACTACAAAATTATCAAATGATTTAACCTCATTATCAATGAAATTATTAATATCATTTGATTTTGATAATAATTCCAATAACTTACATCTTTGTTTGTAGAAAAAAGTCTTGAACTTCTTGAACATAAACACTTCAATATCTTTATTAACTTTACTATCAATAACATCTTTATCAATAAACTTAACTACTTCTTTTACTTC